CCTATATCGCCGCGTAAGCGGCGCGCGAAAATTTTGAAAATTCACACTTCTCGTCTGGAAATTGGGGGGGCGTGTGATATAATATAATTTACGAACTTTTCAGCAAAAATGAGGTGGTGCCCTTGTCTGTAATCAAAAGCAAGCGCTCTACGTCCGACATGGAGTTTCTGGCAACCGCAAGGAAGTTAGAAATTTACACGATTCAAAAATGCGTGAATTTCCCGAAGCGATACACCTTTTATGTATCACAGCCTTTGGCCGCTGCGGCTACGCGCATTTATGAGGACGTCAAGAGAGCAAACAGCATATACCCCCTGAATCAGCATGAGGTTCAGATCAGGCGCAACTACTTCCTACACGCCAACGCTGAGCTTCAGAGCATGATTTCCCAGCTTGAGGTGGCGCAGGAGCTGTTCGGTATCGAAATGGACACCCTGAAATACTGGATGGACATTGTAGACACCGAAATTCGGCTCGTGAAAGCCGTACTGAAAAGCGACAGGGCGCGGTACAAAGACCTGCCCTGATAAGATCATAGGTTAAGCGCTGCACAAATTGCCAGTTCTTCGACGAGGTTGACTTCTAACTGGTGGCTGCGGTCGCCTGAGGCGTCCGGCTCGTCGTCTTTCGCCAATGTGAACAACAACGGTAACAGCAACAACAACAATGCGTCCAACTCCTACGGGGTGGCGTTCGGCTCCTCTCGTGCCAGACAAAGTAACCTTCAGGGTGAAATCCGTGCAGAGTGGAGAGAAGGAGTGCTTGACCTTCCTGCAAAGGTAAATATATGCCCTGATGCGTCCGGGCGGACGCTGCTTGCATGGTACGGATTGCAGGTCATTCCGTATTTCATGCCCGGTGACGCTACGTGCCTACTGCAACCTGCCGACAGGCATACGGGGCAAGCGAGGTTTCTTATGACAAGTGAAGAACGTAGAGAAGCAAGGTATCAACGCCGCGCTGCCGCACGGCGAGCAAAGCGGGGCGCCGCCTGCGCCGAGCACGATAACTACGACGAGGTGTTCAGCTATAAGCACCTCTATCAATCGTACAAGTGCTGCCGTCGCGGTGTGTCGTGGAAGGCCAGTGTCCAGAAATACACGGCCAACGCGCCGCTGAACATCCTGCACACATACAACCAGCTTGCAGCCGGAAAATTCAAAAGCCCCGGCTTTTACGAGTTTGATTTGTATGAGCGCGGGAAGCATCGTCATATCCGCAGCACGGTCATAAGCGAGCGTGTCGTTCAGCGCTGCCTGTGCGACAATGCCCTTGTGCCGGTCCTTGAGCGCACATTCGTCTACGACAACGGCGCGTCCATGAAGAACAAGGGCTACGATTTTGCCATGCGCCGGATCACGCAGCATCTCCATGAGCACTACCGGAAATACGGCAATGAGGGCTATATCCTGCTGTTTGATTTCTCTAAATTCTTCGACAACGTTTCCCATGAGGTCGTGAAAGCGATCCTGCATAAGGAATTCACCGACGAACGGCTTCTTGCGCTCACAGAACATTTCATCGACGCTTTCGGCGATAAGGGTATGGGGCTGGGCAGTCAGATCAGTCAGGTGCTGGCCCTCGCCTCTGCAAACCG